ACAAGCTCAATTGTTACCGCAACCACCTGAGTTTTCCACACCTTGTGCTTCTGACCATCCCCAAAATCCTTGTCGTAACTGGAGTTCTGTAGACGGCCCTCGACATACAGCCTAGAGCCTTTATGAACATACTTGGAAAGGAAGTTATCCACAACCGCCCCGAATGCTACGCAGTCGTGGTATGTCGCTGTCTCTTTGAAGTTGGTAGCCAGAGAAAAGTTGGCTACGGATACGCCGCCCGTTGATTGTCTGATACTAGGGTCTTTTACCACCGTACCGACGATAATTGCTTTATTTACGCCTTTCATGTATTCACTCCATCCCATTGGAATTTATTCACGCCCTCTTCAATCAGCAGGACGGCCTCTTGTAGATTTGTGACAAGCTCGTTGATCAGGTCATCATCCCGGTAGGTACGGATCATAAATGGCCGCATCTTTGGGTGATAAGACATGAAATCCCAAAATCCCCTGCCCGTAACAAACATACAACCCTGAACCTGTAGCAGATACTTGGAAGGCAGCTTCCCTGCTCTCAGGTATTCAACGTGCGTGCCCTGTAACGGGCATTTGATCTCTAGCCCACCTATCAAGCCACGGTCGCACTTAACGTCTATCAGGCCATCAGGACTGCATCCGACTTCCATGTTTGGGTGCTTGATGAAGTCTACCCCCTTGTGTCTTACATCAACCTCTTCAATAAGCTGATACATTGCTCTGGCTTCATCCTCCAGGCTAGTGCCGCGCTCCATTGGCTCAGTGATTTTGACGTAGGTGGGATCTCCAGTGAGCTTCTCTGCTATCAGGGCGTTCACATAGCTGTTGAAGGACGTACTACGCTTGCCCGTAGTTGTGACTATCTTGCTGAAGTTTGACGCGCTAGGGACTCCCAGACGCGCTCTCAGCCATTCCTCAGTGCCTTGACCGCCACAATCTATTTCTCTGCTCATAAAATCTCCTTTTGAAATATCTGTTTCAGTTTTCTAAATATGTCTAGCTCTCGACTCAAAGCAATACTGCTGATATCGGACAAATCTTTATCGTCCAGATCATTTCGCAGATCGTTGTAAGCCACATGAATTAGGGTGTAGAGGGCATCATACTCAGCCCCCTCAATGACAAACTCCTTGTTTGATTGATTTGTCACCGTAATAATTAGGGTATCTCCCTTGCAATTAGACATCCAACACCCCCTGACCTTTTTTTGGTGGAGGCAGCAAGCGATACTGGTACAAGCCGTTGCCTAAATGCGTTTTATCCACTATAAAACCACCAAAACGCTCCTTTTTCAGATGTCTAAGCTGTGCTGATACACTAGCCTCTGGATCTCCTGTAGCGTCTGAAATCTGCCCTAAAGTGCGCGGTATGCCATCAATCATAAGGCTATGCACCCTTTTGATCTGGCCGCTGAGTCTCACATCATCCCGCTCAGGAACGTAATCTGAGCCGTTGAACATTTCCTTGTAAATACTCATGAGTCACCGCCCTGCTTCTCCAGCTTAGCGTTCAACATTGTTATTGCCCTGTCGAAGTCTCTGGTGCTTAGGTCATCAACTGAACCCACCTTAAAGTGAGTGCAGAAAGCCTCCTTCAAAGTGTTGGTCTCAGACATCAGATCCACTATCTCTCGCGCCTGTTCTGGAGTGATCGTTTGCGCCTTAGCTTGTGGTACGCCCTCGCCTTGGTATATGTAAAAACCAAGCCCAAACATACTCATATTTTTCGTGAAGCACCTCATACGGGCGTCTGATATGTCATCGCAGCTTGGATTCTGGATAGCTTGGTTCTTGTGATCAGTAACAGCCAACCACATTGGGCGTGTGATGCTATTGATCTCCATCTCAGTATGCACAGTAACAGAGCCGTCACCATGCACCTGATCAGGTAGTTCTCGAAAGATCGCGCTCGGGTAATGCTCCATCAGGGTTGCCCAAGCATAGTTCCAAGGCAGGTAGTCAAACTTGCCTTTGGACTTCTTGTGTTCATTGACATTGATGGCTGAGAGAGTTTCCCAGATTAGTTTGGCTTCACTCATCGTCAGCCTCCCTGAGTTCCTGCGTGTGGATGCTGATCTCTCTGGCAGTACCAGTGCCTATGTCTGCTATGAACTGTTCCACAACGGCCTGTACGGAGTCGTCATGGCTTGCCAGATGGGGGTTACGGATGTATTCGACCAAGGCTTGTGCCTCAAGGCCGTCTACAACGATTAGGCTAGACTTTCGCATAATTAATCCTCTTTGATTGAATAATCTTTGTAGAAGGTCTCACGCTCGAATCCCATCAGTTGACTCGTCAAAATGATCAGTGACTCCATATCTGACAGTTGATCGACTCTAGGCCCGCGAAAAATGCCTTCCTGTATGTCTCGCAAATAATCCGAAAGGCTGTTCACATAGCGTAATGCGTCCTGTGGTGACGTTTGAGCGTGTTTTTTAGCAAATTTTCGTATTTTTTTGACGTTCACGGTTATACCCCCTTCTTATCTTGGTAGTTATCTAAAGCCATTGACTCAAGGTGATATTCCTTCATGGCAGCCTCTGCCTTGTGGTGTTCCTCGCTGATTGTTTCCTCAAGGCCGTTGAGCGTTTCTTGGGCAGTCAATCGTAGGCATCGGGCGATCTCCTGGACTTCTGGCATGTCCTTGTGCATTTCCATGATCCTTAGCATGAAATCCACAAATTCAGCGGGATCTCCCCAGAGGGTTACAGCTTCAAAGAAGTAGTCAGCCTTGTCGCTGCCTCGCATCAGGCACTCAACAACATCGTCAAGAACAGGCACATCAGCGTTCTTAACACCAACATCACGATCATAGAGGTCTGCAATGTTGTCTCTGATGATTTCAATGAGAGTAGGGGGTCTAGGTGGGGGTAAATCGAATGGATCTGACATAATTTGTCCTCGTCGAAGAATAAAATAACTTGTTGCAGGTGGATCATTGCAAATTATCGGCCATCAATCAATAACTTTAATAAATAATTACAGGAATAAATCTACAGGCAATACCAGTCTTTTGATGGTTTGGGACACCTCACCACCTCTGGCACTTTATCTTGTAGCTAACCCACAGCCTATTTCAGAAACAGTATGCCTTCCTAATTGGCTGCCCTGTCTGGCCCCTCACTAAATCGCCGCAGCAAAAAAATAAATCCTTGCAGCGATTTTGTGTCCCGTAACTCTGTTTGTTTACCTGGTAATTAGCCGGTAACGCTCCCATCACTCGCGGGCTATCGGGTAGATTTCAGCTTCGCAGCATCAAGATTGGTAACGTCGATCTTGTAGGAACCCGACCGACATGAGACATCATTGAACGTCATTGAACGTCAATCACAGAGGAGATATACTTGGGGAACTGACTAAACGGTCGTTTCCAGAGATCTCGACTGTTGAATGAGCTTGGTAAACTCAAGTCGGTAGTTGGATATTACTCAGTAGCTGTGGGTCTGTCCAGCGACTAGGTTTCTCCCCTTCCCTAGTCCGTATCTGGGGGGCTTCGGCCCCTTGGGTACACTTCAGTACCAGTTTTCCCCCTTTTGAATACCAGTTTTGCCTCTCAAAACACCAGTTTTGCGCTATGTGAAAACTGCCAGTATTTGTAGCTGTCAAGTGCCGCCGCACTAGCATGAAGTGCCGCCGCACTCAAATCCAAGTAAGTCTGAAAAGTCTGAAAAGTCCGATCACCGGACAAAACTATGAACTATTGTCCGTTTGCACAGTTATCACAGTATTCACAGTTCGACCTTTTTACCGGCGATTTCATGCGAAAATCACATATTTTTAAGTGAAATTTACATAATCAAGCCCCTCAGAGCGCGTATAAGGAACGATCTTGCGTAAGTAATACCTATGCAAGGGGCAAAAAAAAGCCCCTAAAAGGGGCTTAGAATTGATCGGTTTAAGCTGTTTTTCTGCCGGTGGTCAGATTTATTTCAAACCTCAGACCGCCCAGACAATCGCGACAGCGCAGATAATCGAATTGTTTTTCTGCTATCATTCGCTCTCGAATCGCTTTTCCCGCGTTGGGGCTTGAAATGGTATCGATATAGATTTCTGGCCCGCCATCTTTTACGCCAAATAGCTTGAATGATCTCATTTGTCTACCGCCCCTGCCGCTATGTGAAAGCCATAGCTATCTAGCCATGCTTCTTGAATCGCGCTCATACCCTCCCATTTTTCCGCCCAAAAGCCTCCTTGCGGTAAATTATCAGCAGGTATCACGCGGGTACCTTTTGGAATGGTTGCGATCAGACCGTAAGGCATACTTTCATATGCTATATCGTGTTTAGTTTTCACTTATAGACTCCCAGAATGTCGAAAATAAACCAAATGAGAAAAGCCCCATATCCTAAAAACAGACTAAACTCGCGCCATGATCTAGTGCCGGTCGCAATAAATAGTATAGATTTCAAATACTTCATGTTAAAATATCCCCTCATTTGCTCTTTAAAAATTAGTGAACTGCGATAATTATGTCTACACCGTTGAAGCGGTCAGACCCGCAAGCATGGCCCGATTTTGTACAATTGCCGCATAATCCCGGGCAGGTAAATGCTTTTTTACCATATGCTGCGCGTAGGTCAGCTTGGTGCGTTCTATCGGCGTGATCTGCTGATTTGACTTTTCTACCGAGTGATACCGCTTTAAATTCACCGCGCACAAATGGTAGCTGTTTTAGCTTATTCTTAATCGCGTCAGTGTATTTGCTACCGCTTGATAGATTCAGTAGGTAATTGGTCGGTATTACGTCATCGTAATCTAGAAAAGCTTGCCAGGATTTACTGTATCCGTATGCTTTCAACCATTGACGATTATTAAGAGCGCGAAACCAGAAAGCTATATCAGAAACGCCTGTGAAATCACCGTCAACGTATAAGCGGAAGTCTATTTGACCAGATTCCGGTTGAAATTTGTCTAATGCCATTAATATGTGGCCGCGTCCGCGCATTGATTGAAGCAATATCGCGTTTTGGGCTTGTCTACAGAAAGCTGCTGGATACCGCCATGCTCGGAATGAATAACACCAATTTAGGCAATCGCCAGCGCCGACACAGAAACCAGACCCAGGTAAGCTTGAAAACGCCAGAAAAGGAAGCTTTCCGTTGCCATCCTTGGCGAATATAGAGAACCTCGGAATATCGTCTATTAGGAAATCGCGCAGTTTAGTTAGATCTCTCCGCCAATTGACGCCGATATCTTGTGCAAGCTGTTGGTTGATGATTTTGTGGACTGTGTCAAAGTCCCGCGCAGAAATAGCGGACGCAATCCGCTTCAAAGTGAATCTTTTCATAATCTATACTCTGTTTGCTGAATAATGATTTTTACGGGTTTAGCGGGTCCAGTTCGCAAGTTTCAATCGCCATTTCAATGAACGCGGCAATTGTTTCTTCTGCAATCAATCGCAATTGTTTCTTCTCCCATTTTTTAGCGGCAGCTCCATTCAATAACAGGAATGAATCTGGGTAATTCAGGATATCGCCAGATTGGTTACTGACTAACGCGCCGTCAAATGTAATAATGAGATTCTGATTATTGCCATTGCTGTAAAAATAAACGTCAATCGTTTTGCCGAGTGCGGTAAATGTGAAATGTACTGTCATAGTAATATGTCTCCGTTTAAGTAAATTTATAAGCTTTCACCTATTAATTAGTGAACTGCGATAATAATATCGACACCGTTCAGGACGTTGAATCTTTATAATAGTTTAATGTGTTCTCGATTTCATCGTGAGTCGTGCAGAAGGTTCCATCATCCCATCCAGTGCCGTCAATCCAATAGCCCCACCCGACATCATCTCGGATGGCGGTAATTGTCAGGCCCATAGTTGACGCAAACCTACGCAACTCTTTTAATGTCATTTTGTCACGCATAATATGTCGTTCCTCATTTCTGATTTCGGATCTGTGTAATGTACAAAACAATCGAGCATGTAATGACGCCATAAGATAGGCAAGCTAAAGCTGCCCAAATCGCCCAAGGCTGAAACGTGAAGAGAAAGGGGAAAGCCAGAAAGCCAATACAACCAGCAAGCGTAGGATTCAGAAGAATTAATAGAAGATTCATAAGGCGCGGATACTGTTCAAGTTTGTTTAACATTACGCACCCCACTTATTGAAGCTATTGAATTGATGCTGCGCCAGATCAACAAGCAACAGAGAAGGGATCAGACCAAAAAAGATGGTTCCACCAATGCCGAATGATGCGGTCATTGCTAGAAGCCATAAGATAGCCGCGAAGGCTGAAAGAAACGCTGAAATCCAAGTGATCATAACAAGTAATCTCTATAGTGAATAATATGTAACAGTGACCATTATACAGATAATACAATTGTACACAATATAATATCTGCAATTAATTGCATTCCTTTAATATAGGTTTATCGCGTAGGCAGCTATCTCTCCCCATACTCTCCCCGATTCTATTCTTTGCCTACCAGAAATAGCCTTTAAGAAATCAGTAATAGATTATGGGCACTGTATAGATGTACAGGCTGGAAAAAGATAGGGGGGGGAGGGGTAGGCCATGCTGTAATAATTATAGTAGCCCCCCAAACTTGCAAGAGAGTAAAACCTGACTACAATACGCCTATGACTGACCTAGCTAAGACAGAACCCAAGAACCTTGGTGGTAGGCCTCGTATTGAGTTGACTGAGGAGCAGATCGAGAAGCTGAAGATCATGGCTCCTTATCTGACCATAGAGATGATGGCTGACTCCTTACAGGTTAATAGGGCTACTTTTCAGGAGATATTGAAGAGAGATCCCGTGGTTTCTGGTATCTATCAACAATACAAATCGGAAAAGGTAGCTCAGGTAGCCTCTAGTCTCGTAGGAAAGGCTATGGATGGCGATACCCGCGCAGCTATGTTCTACCTAAGGACACAGGGAAGATGGCGTGAAGAGGCTCACAGTGCGTCTGAGCGGCCCCAGATCCAAATCAATGTTTCGTCCATGCCTCAGATTGAGGAAGTCAAAGGTGATGTAATTGAGCCAGAAGCTGATTGATCAACTGTCCTTGCATGAGGGTGTTAAGCGGTTTGCTTACAAATGCCCTGCTGGTAAATGGACGATAGGTGTAGGCCGTAATATTGATGAAGATGGCGGTATTGGGCTATCTGATGCTGAAGTCTATACCCTGCTTAGTAATGATATAGCCCGTGTAGACCAGGAGCTTGATGAAGCCTTTGAGTGGTATAGCTTATTGGATCAGGTGCGTAAGGATGCCTTGTGTAACCTGTCTTTTAACCTTGGTATGCCTCGGCTTATGAAGTTCCAGAAGGCTTTAGGACATCTTGCTGCTGACCGATACAAAGAGAGTGCAGAAGAGTTCTTAGACTCTCTATGGGCCTCTCAGGTAGGTCAGAGGGCCTTAGATGTTGCTCACATGGTAGAATTTGGAGAATATCCCGAATGAAAACAAATTCTTTATTAATAACTATTGAAACGCCTTCAGGCGAAAAATTTTATGATGGCTGGTATCTCAATGAAAAAGCAGGATATGTTGGCGGTCATGCAAAAAGATATCCAAAATTTAAAGTGACTAGTGAAATAGCTAATCGTGATCCAATGCAATTTTCGTTTAACGAAAATTGGGAAAATAATCACAGAAAGTATTTAAAGGAATTACATGAAAGGTGTTAAACATTACAAAAAGGATGGGACGATCCATACGGCAGGAACACACAAGATGGCTGATGGGACTTTGCATTCTGGCAAAACCCATACCAGTAGTAGTGTGAAACTCTTTCATTACGGTGAATTATCAAAGAAAGCGCAAGAAAAGGCGCGTAAAAACTGGAGGTAGCTATGGCGATGAATGGTAAGAAAAAAAAGAAAAAAGCAAGAGTGCGTAGGCCAAGTTATTAGTGGCTAGACGCTTTGCAAAGGTTCCCAAGACTAAACGGGGTGTCCCTGTTAAGTATGTGCGCGGT